TCTGTACAACTATCGCATAGGAGGTTGGGGTTACGATATCTGCCCCAGTCTCATCGGCTGCACCGGTGAGAAAACCGGTCTGTATGCCTATGTTAATGCCGGGGGAAATATGCCGGTATCGTATCTGAAGACGTGGCGCAGGCATAGAACTGTGGAGAATCTTGCGAATAACGGCTGGTCTGCTCTGATAGAGGGGTATCTCGAAACAGAAACCAGTGGGCAAACACATGATATCCCATATGCGATCATGCCGGGTGTGTTCTTTGGTGGCAAAAAGCCACATGAGATGCTGCACATGGACAAGGTGTCATTCCGCCAGCTGCGCAGCAGGCGTCCGGATGGATGGAGCCTGACGCAGTACGAAGCATGGCTGAAATATAAAGACACCGGTGGCGGTGCCAATGCGCTTATGTTCGATGAATACTACAACAGCTTTACACTCTCCGGTGTAAATGTATTGATGGAGTTGCGAGGGATCAATCCGGACATTGACTTTCCAAAGGTGCATAGCTACCTGACAAAGCAAAAGCTTCAGCCCACTGATGCAGGATTGCTGTTGGATACGTGGCGGATGACCATGCGGCTGTTTGGCAGACGGACGTTGACATCTGAGGAAATGTGGCCGAGAAATTTGTTTGGTATCCATGAGCGGTTATCCCGTCAACAGAGATTGGAGCAGAGTAAAGACGACTGGACAAAGTATCTTGCAGGCTTTATGGAAGTACGGGAGCGGCTGCGTGATCTGGAATGGACGGACGGTGAGCTGTGTGTGGTGCTGCCTAAGGATAACGGCGATCTGATCCGGGAAGGTGATGTGCTGAGGCATTGCGTGTCAGGCTACGGTGAAAGCCACATCTCCGGTAGAGATACGATCTTCTTCATCCGTAAATACCGGCGCCCGGAGCGCAGCTACTACACCCTGGATATCAATATGCTGGGCAAACCGGTCCGCAATCAGCTCCATGGCTACGGCAACGAGCGGCACGGTCCTAACAAGGAATATCATCATAAGATCCCGGAAAAGGTCCTTGCTTTCTGCGAACGGTGGGAAAAGGAGATCCTTATGCCGTGGTATCACGAACAAATGAAACAAAAGAAGGCGCAGGAGAAAACTGCAGCCAGAAAGGAAGCGAAAACAGCATGAGTAATATCGTACCGGCGCGGGACATCGAAACTGTTACCGCTGAGATCAACATCATTACCGTACAGACACAAAGAGGATTACTGACCGGAGCTATTGAGATCGGGCGCCGGCTGGTAGAAGCCAAGAGTATGGTATCTCAGGGAGAGTGGGGCAAATACCTGCAGGAGCGTGTGAACTATTCCCAGTCCAGCGCAAATAATCTGATGAAGCTATACCGGGAGTATGGCGACAACCAAGCATCGTTATTCAATGATTTCGCGAATTCCCAAACGTTTCAGAATCTGACCTACACAAAGGCATTGGCAATGCTGGCACTGCCGGCAGATCTGCGACAGAGCTTTGTGGAAGAGCATGATATAGAGAATATGTCTACCCGGGAGGTCCAGAGTGCGGTGCAGGAAGAGCTGGAAGCTGTTAAGGCTAAGAACAGCGAGCTGGAGCAGGCACTGGCGCAGGAGAAGGGCGCTGCACAGTCAGCGGAGGTAAAGGCAAAAGAACTGGCCGGGCAGCTGAAGCGGGCACAATCGGAAAAGACCCATGCAGAGTATGAGGAAAAGAAAGCCAAAAGCCAAGTGAAGCAGCTGCAGGAGGATCTTGCAAAAGCTGAGATCCGGGAGAAGGAAGCAAAAAAGGATCTGGAAAGGGCAAAGGAAAATCCGGATATTCCGGAAAGCATGATGGAGCAGCTGCGCGGTGAGGTGGCGGCAGATGCTGCTGCCAAGGCAACGGAGGAGTTGCAGAAAAAGCTCGCTGAGGCGGAAGCTACAGCCAAGGAAGCTGTCGCAGCACGTCAAGCAGCGGAGGGGAAGCTGGAGGATCTGGAAAAGCAGCTGCAGGTGGCGGATCCGAATATGGTGCGGTTGGGTGCCCATCTGGAAGCAGCACAGGAAGCCTTCGACAAGCTGCTGGAAGGTCTGCAGGAGATAAAGGCGGAAGCCCCCGACAAGGCAGAAAAGCTGAAGGAGAATATCATTTCTAAGCTACTGGAGCCGATGATCGAACAGGTGCGGGAGGTTTGATCATGGGAAAAGTGATTACTGCAAGAGGTTATAAAGCTTTCCGGGGAACGATGCAGATCCGTTGGGACGGAAAACCGCATGAAGAGATCTATGGCGACTGGATCTATTCGCCGGATGGCTTTTGGTTTTTCGGAGAGTATATCTACCCAGCTTCGCTTTGCGAGATCGTGGAGGTGGACTGATGGAAAACATTCTCTGCCTCCCCAGAGAGGATAGCTTTTTACATGCGCAGCCGCCCATTGAGGAAAAACATCCGGATTGGAAGTTGATCACCTGTCCGGTGTGCGGGGATGGCTGCTACGTATCCCCGGACCATGAGCGAGCGCTGAAGTCAATTCCTGGTCTGAAAGCTGCTTGTACGCAGTGCGCTCTTCAAGGGAAGAGTAACTCACCCAAAACGAAAACCATGCGGATCAAATTGGACATCAATATGCTTTATGCGAAGATTGATGATGTGTTAGGCAGCAGCCGTTCAAAGGTTGTTCAGGAAAACGGTCACTCCATTGCTGTAGGGCTTGAACTGTTGGCATCATATTTACGGGAGATTGCTGAGAGAGCGATTGAAATCAACGACGATTATCTGATTGATCTGCTCCTTGATCTTCATGTGTTGAAAAGGGAGGACTAAGTATGGATCAATTATCAAAGGATTCGGTGGCGGCGCAGAAAGCCGGGATGTCCTATGGAAAATATATGGCCATGAAGGAACGGCTGGCACCGAAAAAGGAAGTAAAGGCAAAACCGTTGCCACAGCTCCCGGAGAAGTGGCAGACCTGCCCGTGGTGCGGAGTACACTTCAAAAAGAAGGGAAATTCCAAACAACTGTACTGTGAGCCGTACTGCCAACAGGAAGCAGCGAAAGAGCGGGCACGTCAGAGAAAAGAGGAACAAAATGCCGGGAGGACTTAGATATGAGACCGGGCGGGATATGCCGCCCGGTATGCTGGAAAAGGTGGCGGTCAAGCTGGCAGCCAACCTTGCAGCGGATTCAGACCGGAAGAAGGCGGATGCATACGATGATTTTTTGCACAGTAAAGTGCAGGTCGCTCCGGTAAGTGGCTTTGAAGTCCGGCCAGAGGATATAAACCCGGTATTGAAGCCACATCAGCGGGATGCTGTGATGTGGGCTGTCAAGGGTGGCCGCCGGGCATTGTTTGAAGCCTTTGGTCTGGGTAAGACCGTGCAGGAGTTGGAGTGGTGCAGACTGGTGCAGGAACATGAGCAGCGGCCGGTGGTCATCGTGCTGCCGCTGGGTGTCCGTCAGGAATTTACCAGAGATGCACAGCAGCTGCTTGGAATGGATCCTCCGGTGTATGTACGCACCATGGCTGAGGTCATGGATACCCCTGCAAAGATCTACATGACCAATTATGAGCGTGTCCGGGATGGCGATATCGACCCTCACTACTTCGCCGGCGCCGCACTGGATGAAGCATCGGTGCTGCGGTCTTATGGCTCCAAGACGTTCCAGACCTTCATGGATCTGTTCAAGGGGCTGAAGTATAAGCTGGTGGCAACTGCCACACCTTCACCCAACCGATACAAGGAACTGATCCACTATGCTGGGTACCTGGAGGTTATGGACACCGGGCAGGCATTGACACGGTTCTTCCAGCGGGACAGCACCAAAGCGAATAACCTAACACTGTACCCCCACAAAGAGGAGGAGTTCTGGCTGTGGGTAAGTAGCTGGGCGCTGTTTCTTTCCAGTCCTGCAGATCTTGGCTATGATGCCACCGGCTATGATCTGCCGCCGTTGGATGTGAGGATCCACATGATAGGTACCCGTATCGGTGATGTAGTAGATCCTGATGGACAGATCAAGATGATGCGTGATGCTGCAGTCAGCCTTCAGGATGCAGCTAGGGAAAAGAACGAATCCGTGGCGGCGAGAGTGGCGAAAGCGAAAGAGATCGTTGACAGCGACCCGGATGCGCACTTCCTGCTGTGGCATGACCTGGAATATGAGCGCAGGACCATTCTGAAGGATATCCCCGGGACTGTCGATATCTATGGCAGTATGGACTATGACGAACGGGAACGGCGGGTGATCGACTTCTCCGAAGGTAAAACCCGGCTCTTTGCCACAAAGAAGAGCCTGTCGGGATCCGGCTGTAACTTCCAGCGGCACTGCCACCGGGCAATCTTTGTAGGTATTGATTACGAATTCAATGATTTTATACAGGCTATCCACCGCATCTACCGCTTTCTGCAAGGTGAGCAGGTCATTATCGATGTGATCTTCACCGAAGCGGAAGAGCAGATATGGCGTGTGCTTTTGGAGAAGTGGGAGAACCACAACAAGCTCCAAGAGAAAATGCGGGAGATCGTATTGCAGTACGGTCTGCTGGGTGAGCGTCAGGCGGAACGGATGGCGAGAAGCATAGGAGTTGAAAGAGTGGAGATGAAAGGCAAAAACTGGACCTACGTAAATAATGATTGCGTGGAAGAGGTTCGCAGGATGGCAGACAACTCTGTGGGTTTGATCCACACCTCCATCCCTTTCAGCAACCATTATGAGTACACCCCAAGCTATAACGACTTTGGACATAACGAGAACACTGTGAAATTCTTTGAGCAGATGGACTTCCTTACACCGGAACTGCTGCGGATCCTGCAGCCCGGTCGCGTGGCGGCGATCCACGTAAAAGACCGGGTGCTGTTCGGTAATGTCACCGGCTACGGTATGCCATCTATGGAGCCATTCCATGCCCAGTGCATTCAGCACTACATGAAACACGGATTTATCTATTTCGGCATGATCACCGTGGTGACGGATGTAGTCCGGGAGAATAACCAGACTTACCGCCTGGGATGGACAGAGCAATGCAAGGACGGCACCAAGATGGGCGTAGGCTGCCCGGAATATATATTGCTGTTCCGGAAATTGCCCACCGATTGCTCCCACGCCTATGCCGATGTTCGGGTAGAAAAGGCCAAAGAGGAATATCCCCTGAGCCAGTGGCAGCTGGATGCCCACGCATTCTGGAGATCTTCCGGTAATCGCAATCTGGAACCGGATGAGCTGGCACGGCTGAAAATGAGTGACCGCATGCGCCGCTTCCGAGAGCACAGCAAATCCCAAGTATATGACTACGACCGCCATGTGGAGCTGTCGAAGGAGCTGGAAGCCCGGGATGCAATCAGCAAAGAATTTATGACGGTACCGCCTGCATCTGTCCATCCAGATGTGTGGGATGATGTAAACCGCATGAAGACACTGAACACAACCCAGAGTCAGCGCCGGAAGCAGCTGCACGTCTGCCCCCTGCAGCTGGATATTGTGGAGCGGATCATTAACCGATATTCGAACAAGGGAGATATCGTGTTTGAACCTTTCGGTGGTATTGGAACGGTTCCGATGATATCTGTGCGCATGGGCAGGTACGGCTACGGCTGCGAACTGAACCCGGGATACTTTGCTGATGGTGTTGCATATCTGCAGGCAGAGGAAACCGAGATGGAACAGCCCAGCTTGTTTGACCTGCTGGAACAGGAGGCTTTATGAGCAAAGCAAGAAAAATAGGTATTAAAAAACAATATGTGCCAAATTCCAAACGAAGCGGAAAATGGGACAAACAGCAAGCTTCTCTGTTTCAGAAGAAGCGAAATAAGAAATAAGTTAGGTACATCTTTGATTTTGTACGAAGGGCATCGGGAACGGTGCCTTTCTTAGAAAATCAAATCCTTTTTACATGCGCGCGCACGCGCGTATGTGGGCTTGGTAAGGACCTAACTATTCAACCATTTTACATACGGGAGAGGAAAAACAGATGAGAAGAGAAGGCTACTGGGTGATCCGGACATGGGAGGCGGGTTCCGTGGGAGAAAAAACAAAGTTTTGGGTCCCAGGGAAACGCCCGGATAAAAAGCTTACCCGGAAACAAAGGGATATAATCAAGAAGCAGGCACAGAATGAGTACTCATCTGTCAAGCGGTTGGCGAGGATCCTGCACAAGTACTTTTCCGGTGGTGATTATACATTTGGTCTGGACTACTCGGAAGCTGGGATCCGGAAGCTGGAGAAATGGGCAGAAGGCAAGGGCATCGAGCTGGACACCCTCAGTGAAGAAGAGCGAAGAAGTGTTCTGTGGGCTGCTGCGGATCATGAGATCACCAATCTTTTGCGCAGAGTTCGGGATCGAGCCAAGAAGGCCGGTATTGAGGTGAAGGCAGCTTATGTTACCTCGGATCTGGAATGGGATAGAGATGAAGAGCAGTTGATCCCCGCGCGTGTGCATCATCACCTGGTTATCAACCGGGAGGCAAAGGAACTGTTTGAAGATGCATGGAAGAAGTTGGGTGGGTGTACCTGGTCAACTCTGTATGACTATCAGGATGATCGGACGGAGTTGGCCAACTATATGCTTCGGCAGGTACGGAAGGTACCGAACGCAAAGAAATTCCGTACGACACGGAATCTGGTACCGCCAAAGCCAAAGGACCGGATCGCAAGCAATGATTCTGAGATCCAGGTGCCCCGTGGAGGCAAGCTGCTGTATCGGCGGGAATTCTCCAAGTCCGGTCAACCTCAGTACATACGCTATGTTTTACCCAAGTATGTGAAAACGGAAGATCCGGCACCGGATGTACGGATGCAATAGGGAGGGGTGTATATGGCAAAGCATACGGTCAGCTGCAGCGCAAAGTGCCCGTATTACCGGGGGGAGGAACGGCATGAGATATTCTGCGCCGGATTATGTGCAGGAATGGGAACGCATGTTGCCTTCTCTTCTCCGGCTGAACGTAAAAGTTGGACAAAGGATCACTGTAAATCAATCACAGGGCATAAAAACTGCGCTGTGATGCAAATGCTTTCCGGATTGCAGCAAGGGAAAGTAGATTGAGGGGATATGCAAAACGACAACGCACGCGCCGGGGGGCGGGTGCGCGTTTGTGCGTGCGCGCGTTATGAAAAACACCCAGGGTGCTGATCCTGGGTGTTTTTAACGTGCATGATTTGGAAAAAAGTGAACGTTAGGGAGTGCTGACAGGGGGGTTTTTGTTGCGGTTTTGTTTTTGCTATCATAAGCGCAGGAGGCGGTCAAAGGAGGTTTCACAGCATGGGCAGACCAAGAAAATACACCAAGAAGTCACTTAGCGAGGCTGTGGAGCAATATTTTGACAGCATAACCCGGGAAGTCGATGTTACGGAAAAAATCGATAGCGGCAAGCGAGACAGCTACGGGCACGTGATCTGGAAGACGGTGAAGGTAACAAACAAGCTTGGAGAGGTGGCAAAGGTGACGGAATACCTTGTGCCGCCGACGTTGGGTGGGCTGTGTGCCTTTCTGAAGGTGGATCAAAGCACCTGGAGCCGGTGGAGCGATGCAGATCAATTTCCGGAATTTGAGAAGATCATTGGACAGGTCAAGGAACGGCTGCTGACCTGGCGGCAGGAGCAGGTGCTGCTGCGCAAGGATGTGAAGGGACTGATCTGGGACATGGAGACCAATTATGGATGCGGTAAAAAAGCGGATACTGCCCCAAAGCTAAGCGTGATACTGCAGGGAGAACTGGAGAAATATGCAAAATAAAACTCTGGTCATGCCAAAGCCCAATGAAAAACAGGCTAAGGCAATGCGACTGCAAAACCGTTATGTTTCCTATGGTGGAGCCCGTGGCGGCGGGAAAAGCTGGTTTGTTCGCTGGAAGGCAATTCTGCTGGCTTTGTTTTTCGCTGGCATTCGCATTCTGATCACCAGAAAGACGTACAAGGAACTGTTTAACAACCATATTGCACCGCTGCTGATCCTGCTGAATGGCATTGCGAAATATAACAAGCAGGATAAAATATTTACTTTTCCAAATGGTAGCACAATATGGTTTGGATATTGCGCTCATGACGGAGATCTTGGGCAATATCAGGGCGCTGAATATGATGTTTGGTTTGCGGATGAAGCAGGACAGTTTCAGGAAAGCTGGCTGGTCCAGATCGATGCTTGCGTGCGTGGAGCAAACAACTTTCCAAAGCGTACATATTACACACTGAATCCGGGTGGACCAAGCCACGGATACTTTAAGCGGTTGTTCATTGACCGGAATTTTAAGCCGGAGGAGCACCCGGAAGATTACGCATTTGTACAGGCACTGGTGCAAGATAATACAGCATTGATGGCAATGCAGCCGGAGTATGCCAGAAGCTTGGAAAAACTGCCGCCTAAGCTGCGTAAGGCTTGGTTGGAAGGCAGCTGGAATATATTTGAGGGACAGTTTTTCGAGGATTTTATCGATGATCCACAGCATTACGGTGACCGGCAATATTCTCACGTGATCGATCCGTTTGAGATCCCTAGCGGCTGGAAGATCTATCGTAGCTTTGACTGGGGCTATAACAAGCCGTTTTCTTGCGGCTGGTGGGCTGTGGATTATGACGGTGTTGTGTACAGAATACTGGAGCTGTATGGCTGCAATGAGACACCGAATGAGGGTGTCAAATGGACACCGCCTCAGGTGTTTGCCAAGATCCAGGAGATTGAGCGGGAACATCCGTGGCTGGCAGG